TTTTGCGCTAGTGACCTTGAGAAGTGAGTGTGCTAGGATAAAAGATGTTAAAACCTTTAGTAAACACTTCTCTCTCGAATTTTCGAGTAGTACAACTGTAGAAACTTGTGACCTGGGAAAAATTTTCCCTCATGGAGCGAGAACGCCCCATAAGGGTTGAAAACCAAGGTCATAGTTTTCTAGAGCGTTCTGCTCGAAGGTTATCACATTAGAAGACTCAATTGTCTAATTGTATACCTACCGTACGGTCACCGTACGGATTTTATGTTTGTGCCGTGGGCACGGGCTGATAAAATGCTACTGGGCATCCTGTAAAAAAGCCTAATGTAAAGTCTTCGCCAACTCCTACGTAAGCTCGTATTGCCAAATCTGATGTGGAATCTGCGCCTTCACCAGCATAACCCCATACTCTATGAAAAAAGTTACGGGTGCCAGTAGAAGTGACATTTGCCTTTTTGCCAGGAATAAAACGCTCCTCGCTATAAAAGGGTAATTCACATTCCAGCGTAGGATTAAGACTTGTTGGAGTTACATGAACACCTGCCCATCCATTAGTTCCAGTAGATAAACTATCCTGGGATCGTCTGCTGATTGAAGAGGTGCTAATACGTGGAGATGACACAATCTCCTGACTGTAAACTGCGGATGATGTGGGATCACGTTCAAGCGACATGAATCCGGTTGTTTGAGACATGTCCGCGTGATGGCCAGTCAACATATATTTCCATCGTAAACCGCCTCGTCTACAAGTAAAAGCTGGGACAATATAATTGAGCAATGTCATTTTGGCATAATTAAACGGGGTGTTTGATGAAGTAGCATGAACTGCACCTGGAGCATACCCGTAATACATAGGAAAATCACTCAATACCCATCTTGTGTAATCACTCGCTTGACTAAATTGAATATTATGAAGAAAATTGTATCGTTTCAGACATTGGCGAAATGATACAATAGGGTCTCCAAAGAAAACATCTAACGTGTGATCTGAACAAGTCAGATTTGGTCCCATTAACGCTATAGGCGATGTATCCATTGGCGCTGATTCGTCAGTGGTTAGATCTCCATCAGGTGTTTCTCCCGCTTGCGGTACATATTCTCCTGCTTGAGGAGCGAACCACGAAAGTTCATTCATGTATAAATCGGTTGGGTTGGCGACTTCAAAATCATCCCCTGCTGACACAAATACGTTTACTGCTATGTCATTATTGGCAGTAGAGTTGGGTACAGTAAGTTCATTGACTACATATACCGATAGAATACCATTTGCCAAAATTCCAGGAGGAAAAGCAATCTTTGATGTTCCAAAAACACGTACTCCATTTCGCAGCATATCCTTGTGTTGCAAGAATGAAAACTGTTGTCCCCAACCAATCTCGACTGTAAAATCTCTTTCTTTAGCAAGATCAACAATATAGGTGTAATTCGTATTATACTCATTTGTTGTGGGATATGAAGGATCATACACAATCTTTAATCTCCCCTTGTGAAAGGCTGAAGCAACAATCTGAAATCTATATTTCATAGTTCCACGCCAGTGTTTGAAAGGCAGTGCAGCATAGCAGCATGCTGGCATATGAAACTCTTCAGGCACAGATGCAAGCTCCTCCCATACAACGGGAGTAACTTCTGTATTCCATAATAGATCCTCAGGGCTGTCTGCAACCAACCATCCAAATTGAGTTAAATAACTTTCACGGGTTGCAATGGATTTTATTGTCAATTCGTCAGTACCGTCTAAACCGAAAGTACGTGTATCACAAGTCAATTCCTGTTTTGCATCCAGGGTCAATTTGGTACACGAATCGGGGACGTTGGTGTTGGCCATATTACCCACATAAGTTGGTTTATATGGCTGTATGTCGGATAAATTGGGTGGACGGGAATACCCGAACATGCTAGCTATATTAGATACAGTGCTAGCTGCTAATTGCGTAGCTTTAGCATACATCCCAATGCCTGGAGCATTTGCCAATGCTCCAGCCGCTCTAGCAATAATTCCTGCAGGTTTTGATATTGGTCCACTACCATATTCATCTGCTTGCGGGCGATATTCTCCGGATTGTGGTACAAGTGCACCTGGTTCATTTGCGGTGGGCACAGACAATGTAACGTCTGTAGCCCAAACGAAAACACTAACTGTAACTGAATCCGAAGCTCCATTAGCATGTTTTAAATTTTGCATACCATGAATTATAATTTGGCCCATATCGCGCCATTGTTGTAGGGGAATGCTTAATGCATTAGCTTCCCAAACGAAAGGCAGTGTCAACTCACCTCCTTGTGACTTGGTCGGATCCAAATACACATGGGGACGTTGACTGGCTGCTACTACATCCTCCACGAAGAAGGCACGATTCTTCGTGAATTCATCAAAATTGTGTAACGGCAAATACGAGGCAATGGCCCTTCCATAATGGAATCCGTTACCATTTAACATAAATTTGACATGTAATTTGCACCGTAACAAATTGTAATTTACAATACGATTAATAACACGAGGATTCTCAAAATAATCCTGCCATGGATTAAACTTCTCAAACAAGTTTGTTCCAGTTCCCCAACTATAGGATTGGACTTTTATTGGTCTTGAAAAGAAATTTTCCAGAGAATCATCCCGAGTATCGGCTGTGTGAAATGTACTATCGGGTTCTGACCCGACAGTGTAACTCCAATCAGCCTGCTGATCGTCAAAACTTACAATTTGATGCGTTTGCTCTAAATTATTTTCATTAATTCTAACATTAAAACGTGAAGTAATCCAAATATATACATGTCACATGATGGATCAATCAATGTGACTGTCTACGGTGATTGTTGAAGCGGCTAACTTCTCCCCTAAATAGGGGTTCGACACGAGGGCCGGCCTATATGTGCAAAGCCTATAATATACATTCTAAGTTCACGGTAGACGACTATATGTACACTACGGTATCCATATACACACACCTATTTTTATTAACATAGACGGATAGGTCCATCCAGAGGGACGCTCTTATGCGAGCCCGAACAATTCTTTGACGAAGGCCTCCTCTTCATCATTAACCGCATGGTAAATAAATCGCACGCCTGCGATGAGGAACTGACAGCACACAAATTGATATGCCCAGTCCCAAAACAACCAGCGTAATCCTCCAAAATTTACCAAATTAAATACAATGATGGGATGGTACCATCGCCAAGTTGGAATATTGATACGAAGTTGGCGCTTCTGTAGCAAATAATTGATATATATCACTAATGGGAAGCCTAACAGCAAATACTGCTCACCTGGAAAGAAACCTGTACTCCCATTACAATGCTGATCAAATGAAAGCACGTAATATTCTTCCCCACAATATGCTGCTACGGCTGTGATAAGTGATTGAGAATGTGCCCATTGCCGCTGCACTGTGTGTAACAACCACATAGATGCAACTGCCATGATTACTTCAATATGACTAGAAAACATGAACCGCATGGGTAGTTCTTCTTGCCACATCAAAATAATTTGCAATAATTCCCTCATATCAGTCAATTCTGGCGACTCCGTAAGTTCGCTAAAATCACGTAAAACTTCGCGTGCAACGATGGCTGGCAACCGTTCTTCATTCTCCTGGGGACCAGATGCGGCAATAACCGATTCCAAAATGTCCATAACATCATCTATTTCATTCATCAAAGCTGCTTGACGCAATGAAATGAAAATTGCATGGTCATCCTCGGAATCTGTGTCCGAAATGTTCCCAGTATCATCCAAGATCAGTGGAGGTGGAATTTCGCCAGATTGCTTAGTGTATAATTCCTCATTTTCCACTTTGCAATCGTCGGGTTCAATACCACGAATGTACCGATCTTTCCAATGTTCAACTCTATCGAAATATGTGTCGTCCAGTAAAGTACACATATGTGAAATACCAGCTAATTGCGCTACTTCCTTCATCTGTGCACGTCTCTGCTCATACTTGGCTTCACCATGATTGAACCATTCACGAAGCGCTCCATCAATATTGTCGGCTGCAAGCTTCTCCTTGGTATTAGCCTTGGACTTCAAATTGGAATGGAGACTCTTAAATATCGAATCTTCATCCAACGCGCCCATAACGTGTCCTGTGTGTTCACAGAACACATTCTTGCGCTTAAGAAAATCGGCATCCGTATCTTTCATGTAGGCCGTTGGGGTGGATTCCTTGTCAGGCATTGTAAAAACCATATCATGTGCTGCGAAAAATTCCGCACAATACAAATGGTTGAAATCATCATTACCTGACTTGACTGAGCCCTTGACATCATCACCATATGTCATTAAAGCACAGACGTCTCGAAACTTGATCTTACTATCAACTCCACGCAGGTTATAAAATGCACTCCTAAATAGTAAGGAGTTAACTACGGAGTTGATGTAAACAGTGAGATTTTGTCCCGAGGGGTTAGATCCAATATGCTGAATGAGATCGCCGTTATATGCCATAACTGGGTAACAAATATCTGTTGCAATTCCAGTCATAATGGTTATATCGCGATCTGAGTAGCCGCAAATACGCGCAATATCAATGAGAATGCGAAACGCTGCAAACATGACTTGTGCGGGCATGCGTAAATCGTACTTGGAATAATCTCCTGCCAATATTCGATCTGCTCCATACTTCTTCATATGCTCGGATAGATGCGACCAGTCAGGTCCTTGGCAATTCACACCGACAGCACACTCCGAAAGAGCTGGAAACAGAGATAGTATTCGAGCAATAGGTAGGAAGTATTTTCGCGTCATCATTTGCAACACAATAGGTGCTGCCTGAAAAACGCGTACCTTATCCTTACTTCTTTTGGTAGGTTCATCCTTAAGACAAGCCTTGAACGCGGGATAGTATCTCTCGCCATTCAAGTATGCTTCTTCAGCTTTTTCGAATTCTTGCCAAAACATATCATCCAACTCAGCAGGACAGTTAAACTCCTGAAAGATTTCGGGATCCAAATATGTTAGATAAGCTCTCTTTGGGCCTGACAATGGATAGCCTACGGATGTATTGGGCGGCATCTTGTCAACGAATTTCTTTCCATCGATACCACATACCGTTTCCATTCGAGTAAGAGGTCTAGTATTTGTGCGTAATGCATGGTACTCCTTCAATAGCTTTTCGAATGGTTCCAAATAATCCTCACATGCTCGTACCAATAAACTACCTTCCAGTCCATGAGATGGTTGACATGAATGCTGTAATGATGCATGCCAAGGATCTCCCTTGCGAAATTTAGGTGGTCCCCACTTATTAGCAATGCCACAAACGGTTTCAACATGCTTAGATATGCACGATGTTACTACGTCTGAGTAGTAAGACACCCTGCCTAAGCATGTTCCAAAAACTTCAATATTGGGGCAAATACCTTCTAAAATGGGTAATTGGCGTACGGGAGATTTCTCATGGATCTCAGCAGACGTCATAAATTGAACTCCGTACTTTTCAGTCTCCATAGTTCCCGCACTTGCCGATATTAACACCGAGGGGATTGAGGCTAGCTTTGATATGGCTGCGTCTATCTGATGACGCAAGATAGTGCCACCACAACCGCTCGGGGTGTCCTCGATACCTCCCAAATGAAATGCTGCAATATAAGGTGATTTAGTTTCACTAACCAACGGAGCCATACACATCCCAACTATCGTATTGAAGTTAAGAGTGTAATACCCCCCAGGGAAACTCATATGCCCATTAGTTGCCTGACAATGTTTGATAGCAGTCGGCGATGTTTTCACAATACCACGATGATCTTTCCAAATAAACTCAGCAGCATTGTTCTTACCTACCGGCATAGCTTGAGGGAAGAAATCACGTAGATCCCTCCAAGATCCACCGTTTGCTATCCAGACTAGAGAAGCATCCATCCCGGGTATATCAACCGAATGCTTGCGTGATACATAACTCTTGAAATTTCCACCTATGGATGTGCGATCATGTCGTGTGAATTCACACAGCATTTCATCAGCAATCCAAGTATGATGGGGAATTAACATAATGTTGGAACACACAAAAAATGCATCAGTTCCATAGAACTTGCCATTAACGGATGTACTCATAAATGTCAGGTTGTTGCGTACCATGTTCTTCAGATCGCTGCTAGTAGTGGTCTTGCTGCGATGTGAAACAGGGACGGGTGTCACATGCAAATTAGCCCAGTTCATCTCTTCTTTGATTTTCTCCGTGATATCATTGCGATCTCGTTCCTCAATCTCTCGTTGTGTAGGGTGCATCATACCTTGTGCTCCAAATACCATCTTTGCGGCGCGATAACTACGGCACATCATGTATGCCGTTGCCAGTAACGCACTACCAGCAAGAATGTACTTTATCTTTGTAGACATTTCGATACGATGTAAACGCTCTCCAACTGTGGTATCGCGAGTAGTTTGTATAAGTAAATTGTACTCCACTAACCACAGATACATACGCGACACACAGAAAATGAAGACAATATACACAACAGAAATAATAGATCGTGGTAGAAAAGCTCCCAACAAAAGAGTAGAAGAAATAGCTAATGTTAGGCCCAAGTACTGAACATAACGCGGAAAATACCCATACCAGTATGCAAACAACAAGCGGATATATCTATTCTCAAAGAAGTGAGTAGGCGTCCAATTAGCAATAAATGACAATGTTGGATTGGAAAAATCTTCTAGACGATCAAAAATACTTTCCCAGGAGTAGTCTGCAGTAAATGAACTAATGTAGTCTCTCACTACACTTCGAACATATTCTCCTGCTTGTTTGGTGTACTTCTTGGGTTTCTTCACATCGTCTTCAAATTGCATCTCTGCCAATTGGGCTGCGGATGGAGCGTCCCACGTGGTATTCTTATTTCTCCCAAAATGAATAGCGGGTCGCTTAGCTGAGACGTAGGGTGATTCAATGTACTTAACTTCGTGTTCAGTATCCCCACACATGCAAATGGATTTGTGCGAGTGACAACCTTCACAAAAAGCTAACTTCTTAGACAAATTGCTGTTCCCCTTAACAATTCTCTTCTGCTCTTCGAAGTGGCGCCTAGAATCAGCGTTAACAAATTTCATCACAGTATAAATATCAACACCATTCATTTCAATGCCATTCCAAACGAGCGTCTTCCATCCAATATCATCTGGTTTTCCCTTAGTAGAACTTGGTATAGGATATGCCTTCTCAACATGAAAATTCCATAGGTCTGGCACATCCGGGATATCATCTTTCCCGTAAAATTCTTCAACCAATCTAGTGCACAACATATTATTCTCAGCAAATTGTGGTTTAACAGTAGCTGTCAAAATGATGTTGGCTCGTCGAGCAATGGAAACAGGTTCGTTGGAATATGTATGCGCACAAAAGTCTTTTACATTTGTCGTGCAAACTACGACTTTCGGCTGGATAGATACTTTTCCTTTCAACTCTGCTTCTGCCATATTGGCATACATCTTCACATTGTTGACTAATTCAAGAATTCTAACAGTTGGAGCAGTTTCCACGAAATCGGCTTTTGTATTGCCAACATCGTCCAAGAAAACTCCATTAATAGATGATTTGTAATTGGACATATACTTATCATGTTCGTTGAGGACGATCATGGATTCATCATCAGCTCGGAAGCCGTTATATACTAAACTTCCAACCATCAATATAGGTCCAATGGTAGATTTGCCAACACTCGATTTTCCATAAATACCGATACAATAAGGTTTCTCTCGAATACCACCAGATTGTCGATACTGTTGAAATGTGCTGTGCAAATCCTGTAATTTTGTGAGTCGATCCTGCAATTGCTTCTTAATCAGACTGCTTTTCACCGTGCGATACAGGCGCTTACCTAAATCTATGGTGTCAACGTAAAGCTTGTCTAAATCATTCTCATCAATGGATAGCATCGCAAGATTTCCGGGTCTGGCATAATCCGCGTATTTTCGACATTTGAGATAATCTTCATCGAATTTACGCATTTCATGCTCTCCATATAACAAAGGTTTGATTGATCCAGTGCGGAAACTTTCGTAACCACCCTCAACAAAATACGTCACAGTTGCAAGACTCGCATCAGCCAAGTCAAATGCACTTACGTGTTTAGGTACTGATAGTTCCGAAAATAGTTGTAGGCCAGCGACATTAGTGTTGATAGAAGTTGCACTAATGAGACCGGCTCCAATGAGCAAAGAAATCAATTTTGAGATCTTCTCAAAACCTTCGTTGTTGACAGCTAGTTTCCAATTGCTATTTAAAAGGCGGAGGGTCTGTAACCATCCTGCCTCTTCTTCACCTTCATCCTCCGGTTCAGCCGCTTTCTCTTCGCTTTTCTCACCTCCCTGAATCCTATATAATTCAATATGATCAATAGAAAATATGTCTTGGATACATTCGGTTACAATCGTGCTAAGCGAAGTGTCAAAGTGCGACTTTACAAAGGAGAGTATCGCTGCCAACACACCACGCCACGTTTTACTATCTTGGACTGAAATTAACAACAAGAGTAAAGCCTCCACTTCCTTCTTGATGAATTCTTCATTGCCTAAAACAGCATTAGTGACCTCGCGTTTGACAAAATTGGTTGCTAAACTGGTCAAACCTTGTGGTCGATACTTTTGTCGACCTCTTCCTTTCTTTCCTTTACGTGAAAGTTTTAACTGTCTTTTCTCTTCACGCTTGCGAAAATGACGAAGTTTGCGGGCTTCTCTCGCGATAGCTGCAGATTCTTCAATGCACATGTGGCGATAGCCAATGACTAATGTCCACAAATATGCACAAAGTATCTGAATATCATATCGAAGGAGAAATAAGCGCAAATCGTCCCAATCATCATTATACCAGTGTAATATTGCCATCAAAACAATAGGTGGCGTAAAACTGGTGAAAAGATAATCGGTAAAGGAAATAAATGTGTTGCGCACGAAATAATAAACAATCATGCAGCAACTTCTCACAATTCTAAATAGCTCACAAATAAGTGCGAGAATAAAGAATGGAGTGCGGTACGTGGCAAGTACCAGTGCCATGAAAGAGTCCTTAAAGCGGTTTCCCTCCGCGGTAAAAAATGTCATGGCTGACAAAAACCTCATGCACGTGTCAATAGTGCACAAGGGGTCTAGCTCCAACCTGAAGCCATCCAGGGTTCTGAGAGTCTTAGAATTTTTATTGCAGACTTCTCTATGCAACTTTCTCATACAATAGTGTTCGTCGAATCATTTCAATACACTATGATAACACTAACTAAGGTGTCGGCCGGACTGCCAAATCCGTTTAACAAAAATTAGTTTCTTAGTCTAGTTTACTCAAGCTTGCTACTACACAGCGGTGTTCGAGGAAATCCAATTAATTCTCTTATCAACAAATTATTGGTATTATTACTTCCTATAGTAACCTCTCTATCGTGTGCCTCGGGCGAGTTATAACTAAAAACTTCAGGAATACTAATCCCCATGTCCTTTCGAGATCATGGAATGTATATGCCTCCCCGCGCTCTTGGGTTCGGGTCTCTTATTACCTTGTAAGTCCAAAGTGCTCACAATGTTTTACGTTATTACAAAACTAATAACTAAAGATGAGTGGATAAAAGCCAATATACTAGGCGCTCTAAAAGAACTTAATCTTGAGCTATACCTAATACAATGGGAAAATACCCGGTGATTGCCAATCTGTTCCGTAAAACAATATGATGTCATCTGTTGCACTGCAGATTCATTCATCATATAGCAAAAAGATACCAGTGAATAGGTACTGGCTGAGTTGTGCAGACTCGGGTGTCCAGAATTTCGTTAATACAGTTTCTGGAATAACTGCTACATTAGGTTGTTCAAACAAGTACTAATCTCTGACTAGTCGAAATATGAGGGCGTCGTAACGCCCTACATACCTCCGTCAATCGAAATCAGTAGGCGATTCAACGCCAATAGTTTGGTGAGTTCGAAAACTCACAACTAAATGTATAACCTCGCACACGCTTACGCG